TCTTCCTCGGTTACATTTTCAACGTACTGACGGCGATAAATCTTTGCCGCCATGATGCGATACACATCTCTACCCCCAGCAAAAGCGTCTACCAAATCGGTCTGACCTGCCAGCCACGCCAATACACGGGCTTCGATCTGCGATGAGTCTGAATCAATCAATACATATCCCTCAGGCGGCACGATGGCGCATTTGAGCTTTGGTGGGGGCGCACCTTTCTTACCCCTCGGCAGGTTCTGAAGGTTAAGCTTGTCGTCTCCACCCCATCTGCCTGTGTGGGCAGCGTAGTAGCGTAGTGGGACTGGAAGGCTACCGCGCTTTGCTATGTCAATAAACCTCTGAGTCCGTGTCTCCTCCAGCGTACTCTTTGACCCAAGCCGTGCCGCGACAAGAGCTTGCACTTGCAAGTCAGGGTGATCCGCTAATGCCTTAAACCCATCGTCGCTTTTGGCAAGGGCGTATGTCATCTTGCCTGTGGTTGGGCTGGTCTTCATGGGCGGCTCAACGCCCAAATCTATAAGCATGTCGGCAAACTTAATGTTTGACATCAGCGAGTCTTTGTCGGCATTGGCGGCGGCAATCAATGCTTCTTTTTTGTCCACCACATCTATAAGATGTTGCTCAAGCAGTGGCAAGTTCAACTGTAAGATTGGCTTGGTAAACATCCGCAAGGTCAAATCAATAAGGCGCAACTCCTTGTTCTTAAAGCTGTAGCGCAGAATCTCAAATAGCTTGTACGTAATCTCTACGTCGTTCTTGCAGTACTCACCATACTGTTGCAGGTCATCGGTACTGAAGTCGCGTCGGCGCTTACCCATTGCCGCTACGACCTCGTTACCTTTCTTCCCTACGCCGTACCGCTCGGCGGCTTTTGCCAAACTGTTGCCAACCTCAGTGCCATCAACCGCACGAAGCATAGCCAGTGTGTCCATCAGCGCAAACGGATGGATACCGAAGTACCACGCCAATATTGCACCGTCAAACATCATGTTGTGGGCGACAACGAAGTACTTCTCCATTTCAAACTGGTCAAGCCAATCCTTGGTCTCGTTCTTTGTGCCGCTAAACCACTGGGCTGGCTCGTCTCCAACCTTGACAGATATGCCAATGACTTCAAAGCGATCGTCGCGGACGTACTCTTCTGTGGTCAGCTTACTCAGACTGAAGTCCTTGTCGTAGTAAGTCTCGAAGTCGATCGTGAGAAAGTTCATGCTTTGGCAAGTTCACGGCTGAGATACCAAATAGCTTTCTCTAAATCCTGCTGTTTGCTACCTTTGTGCTCGGCTCGGCTGATGTACTTCACGGCGTTACCCATGTTGTAGTTAAGTTCCTTGGCTTCGATAAAGTCAATCGTCTCAATGCCGCCTGTCTTGTAATGGGCAGGGTGATTCACTGGGTCAGATACTGGCTCCTCCATAGTAATTAACTTAGAAGCCAACGCATCTTTTAAGTCTTCATCCAACTTATTGGTATCAATCCAGCGGTGCACCCACCCACCCCCAGCTTCGGGTACGGGTAATACTGGGGAAGGTTGCCACTCATCTTCTCTCATGTTCTTCCTAACCATGTACACAACCTGATATGTTGTATCAAAGCGGGCCGCAACATCTTTCACTGCCATGTCGGGGTTTGATTTAAGGTAACGACGAATCTTTTCTGCTCTACTAAGTTTCTTTGCCATTTCTCTCTCCTGTTGTTAAAAAGGTGCTTGCTCTGCTTGCTCAACTACTTGCTTTTTGTGTAAGTTCTCTAACGATTCGCCATTTGCTCTGTGGAAAGGCCACCACTTCAGAATTTCCTCCTGACTCAATATTCTTGGTGTGGTATCTGAGGTTTTTTTTGACTGTTTCTTTGGTTTTGGGGTCATAGCTCTCAAGCTCAAGGTGCTTTTGCATTTCTACGCTTTGCTGGAGAAATTTGCGCATCCACTTTATCCCGCCCAGCCTTATGTATTCTGTGTACTCGGTCGATGTCAACCGCATGTTGATTGCTCTTCCTGATTTCGTTTTCTCTTTTGACATACATTTTCTCCTTTGCTATACGTTCCTCTTCTACCCACGCCGCCTCATCTGCAATATCCTCTTCAAGGGTAGGGTGTGGGGTGACGTTAGGGGTGCACTGCCAACGTAATCTTGCTCGCATGGCTCTGACATTTGCTTCAGATATTTGTCTCTCAGAAATGTCTCCCCGTGCGGCATGTTTCATAAACTCCCTGCCGTCCATGCCTATCAAAGATGCGTAATCTAAAAAAATTGAGCTCTTAAAGAAACGAACACTACGAATAGCGTTGGGGTCAATATTCATTCGGTTTTTACGCTCTTGTGCGGTCGGCTTAACCGTTAAGTCTTTCACTGCTTGCGCAATGACAGCGGCTACCAACTGTGCACAGCGTTGAGCTTGGACGTCAACTCCATCCCTTGTGGATACAAAATCAATACTCATAGCCTTCCTTTCTCATCCCTACAATTACGTCTTGAAAACGATACTCACAACTGTGGTTTTTACCCGCCGCTTTAGTGATGAATACCAACCGGCACTCTGTGCAATACCACGCTTCACCAACCTCAACGATGGTTGTCTTGTCTGCGTGCCTTACGTACAACTTGACAAAGAAAGTTTTTATGCGTTTAAGCATCATGTTTCTCCCACCTTCTACACAATTCTTTTGCTTGCTTGCTTTTTGGTTTCCTGTCACACATGCCGCTAATTGATTTTTCTTTTGCTTTTTGTTTCAACGTGAGGGGCGTGACTGCCGGTGGTGGGTCGGGAAAGAGTCCGTTGTATCCAGTTACAGATAGCACAGCACTGATGATGAGTCGATCAATCATTCTTCCTCCTTGTGTTGCGCCAGTCGCTTCTCCAATCTAGCAATGCGCTCTTCGTTGTATTGCATCGCAGCATTGGCATACTCGGCGGCTGTTTCAGCCTCGAGCTTCCTTAGGTGAGCTTGTTGCAACTCTACTTTAATCACCTCAGAAATAGTCTTGGCTCGTAATATGTCTTTGATGTATTTGATTGTTGTTTCTCTAAAGGTCATGCCTCCCTCGCTTTCAGCATTGCGTCTGCCAAGTCGTAGGCTTGCCGTGCAATATCTTCAAAAGTTGGGTCTCTCATGCTGTCAGAGTTCCAATAATCAGACATCATCCCAACTGCAACTTGAGCCGCAAAGTAGTCCCGCAAGGTCATACCAGTGCAAGTTAAGTTGCCATGTGCCCACGGAAATGCTGTAGGTGTTTTGTTCATGTGTTCTTCTCCTTAAGTTTGTCTTCTATAGCTCTAGCAAATTCCAACCACTTACTGCCGTAGACCTGTTGGTCATCAAACAAATCTAAAATTTCTTCGGGGGTCAACCCAACCCACGGCTTTCTGTAATCTTGAATGTCATCATCTTCTTCAGTCATCTCGATCTCCATTCTGTAATACGTACAACACCCAAACTAGCATAGCGCCCATGAACACAAAAATAAAAGCGCCAAACGCCATCAACATGAAAGTTATAGCTACGTCCCACATATCAATCCCTCCTTTGCTTTATTAATGACCCCACAAATTTCTTTAAGTTTGGGCGACTTGCTTGTACTTTCTTTGAGTAGGTTCTCTATCTCTAGTAAAGCGTTGTAGTAGCCAGTCCCATTGAGGGCGTGACGTAACTTGTCCTCGTCCTCGGGATAGTTAAATTCCAAAACTGCCTTCATAAAATCTCCTTAGGGGCTACCGCTTAACGATGACCGTTCCATTTCCCTAAACCATGCAGGGACAGATGCAACATTAGATTCGTCAACAATAAGCGTGAAGCCACCAACCTCTTTGATTCGTTTTAGTTCTCTATCTTGCAGAGCAGTAGTCTTACCGCCATTGGCTTTGCATTCGATCGCGAAGAATACACCATTGTGGCAACCAATGATATCGGGGATACCACTACGCCCATAGCCCCCTGTCGCAGGCGTAAAGTAGTAAATGCCCAGCTTATCCAGCATAGTCTTTAACTTAGCTTTTACTTTGCCTTCAGGGGTCATGTGTCTCTCCGTCTAGTTGTTGACAAAGTATAGCACACAAAAAAGCCCGACGCAATAGCTCGGGCGAAAAAAGAAGACATACTGACGATTAGTCAGTATGTCTTGAGAGTGGAAGAGTATTAGGTTAGCAAGTAGTTATTGTTTCGCCACCAACAAGGAAGTACAAGTCAGGACTTTCC